GTTCTAGACAATTCCGAGATTTAATAAGATTAAATATAAACAACCAAACCAGTTCAGCAAACTGGAACCAGTTTGGGTTCAGTTCAAACCAAAACCGAAAAGTTTAAGTTCGATGGTCGAAGAATTAGTAACCAACCGAAGGGTTTCCGAACACTTAGGAATTACGCAAGAGTACGTTTCAAAATTAAAGAGCCAGGGAATTTTACCTGGTGGAAGGGGCCGACAGAAGATGAACTTGCGTGATTCCCGCCTGGCTTATATTAACTTCCTTAGAACTAGGGCCAGATTGTCTCCAAAAGGTACAGATACGTCTATTAGTGAAGAGAAAACCCGTTTAACGAAAGCTCAAGCTGACAAAGCAGAGATGGAAGTCGAAGTTATAACCAGGGGAATGATCAAAGCAGAAGAAGTTAGAGATGGTTGGATTGGATTCGTTAGTAATGTTAGAGCCAAACTTTTAAACCTGCCATCGAAGGTTGCACACCAGGTAGTCGGACTTGAGACTTACGCAGAAGTTGAAGGATTAATTAATGAAGAAATATATGAGGTGTTAAATGAACTCGCAGGAAGTGAATTACCAGAATCCGTTAGAGGTAGTTTGGAACCAGACAGTGAGAGCCTTCAAGCCGCCGCAGAAACTTAAAGTAAGTGAGTGGGCCGACAGGCACAGAGTATTAAGTTCTGAGTCTAGTGCTGAACCTGGTAACTGGCGAACCAGTAGAGCCAACTATCAAAAGGAAATAATGGATGTGGTGTTGGATCGTGACATTGAAACGATTGTACTTATGTCCAGTTCACAGATCGGCAAGACTGAGATACTCAATAACATACTTGGATATTACATATCGCAAGACCCCTGCCCTGTTCTGGTTATGCAACCGACTTTAGAGATGGCTAGAACCTGGAGCAAGGACAGATTAAATCCAATGCTCAAAAGCAGTAAGGTCTTAAAAGGTAAAGTAAAGGAACCAAGAGCGAAGGACAGCGAGAATACAGTTTTGCATAAGAAGTTCGATGGCGGCTTTATCGCAGTTGTGGGAGCGAACAGTGCAAGTGGATTAGCAAGTAGGCCCGTTAGAATTTTGTTAGCAGACGAGATAGATCGCTTCCCATTAAGTGCAGGAGCCGAGGGCGATCCTGTTTCATTGGCTCTAAAAAGAACAACTACGTTCTGGAATAGAAAGATAGTTATGGCTTCAACTCCGACTATCGATGGACTGTCAAGAATACAAACAGCGTGGAATCATTCAGACCAACGTCACTATTGGGTTCCGTGTCCTGAGTGCGAAGAGATGCAAGTATTGGAATGGGCGAATGTTAAATGGGAAGAAGATAAACCCGAAACGGCTCGATATTTATGTACGAGCTGTGGGTCGTTACTGGAAGAGAAGGACAAGATAACCATGATTAGAAATGGCGAATGGCGAGCCGAAGGAGAAACAAAAAAGACAGCAGGCTTTCATATTAACGAACTGTACTCGCCCTGGTCTACCTGGGCGACAATGGCAGTTAACTTCTTAGAAGCTAAACGACACCCAGAGATATTAAAGACATATGTTAATACTAGCTTGGGTCAATGTTGGACTGACGAAGGAGAGGAAATAGAATCAGAAGGTTTAATGGCAAGACGGGAAAACTACGATGAAAGTTGTGTCCCCGATGATGTGTTAGTTATTACAGGTGGAGCCGATATACAAGATGATCGAATAGAATTACAAGTTATCGGGTGGGGACTCGAATCTCAAAGCTATGTTTTAGATTATCAGATATTCTGGGGCGAGACTTCACAGAACCAAGTGTGGCAAGACCTAGATGATTATTTAAAGCGAAGGTACAGCAGGGACACACTACCCTCTTTACCGATTGCTTGTGTTGCGATTGATTCGGGTTATCAAACAAGTTCTGTTTACAACTACGTCAAAGTCAGAAGAGGACGAAGGATATTTGCGATCAAAGGCCAGAGTCAAAGTTCCAAACCAATAGCGGGCAGACCCACAATAGCGGGCAGACAAAGAATACAACTGTTCCCCGCAGGAGTTGATTCAGCTAAAGAAGTTATCTTTCAATGGTTGCAAGTGGAAGCACAAGGACCAGGCTATATTCATTTTCCCAATACTTGTGATGAAGAATACTTCAAACAATTAACAGCAGAAAAAAGAGTTATCAAATACATTAAAGGAAATAAAACTATCGTCTGGGTTAAGCAGTACAAAAGAAATGAATCACTAGACTGTTTCGTATATGCGTTGGTTGCGTTAAACATATTGCAACCGAACCTGGAATTAATTGCATCGAACACTAACCAGGAACCAAAAGATCAAGCGATTGAAAGAACCAATCCAAACCCTATCCCATCATTGAGACAACCCAAAAGACCAAGAAAGACTTTCGTAAATAGTTGGAAGTAGTATTGACATAAGATAGATGGAACGTAATGTCTTTTTGCAGTTGCAAAAGGACATAAATTGGCTAATAGATTCGATTCAACAAACTATCCTACCAATGTTCCTAACGATTTATATGTTGGGGATAACTGGTTATGGAAGCGAGACTTAACGGATTATCCGATTGCTGATTACACTTTAACTTATTCGTTTAGATTATTAAGTTCTACGGCAACAGAAATAGAGTTGACTTCTTCTGTTATTACGGAAAGCGATACCAGTGTTTACACAATATCAGTTCCTAGTGCTACGACAACTGGATATACCAAAGGCGACTACACCTATCAGGAATACATCACTAATACTTCAAGCGAAAGATTGGTTTTAAACAAGGGACTTACAACAGTTAAATCCAACTTAGATGCTGACACTGGCGATCCACGTTCACATAATCGAATCGTCTTTGACGCTCTTGAAGCTACTTTGGAGAACCGAGCAAGTATCGATCAAATGTCCATGAGTATTGCAGGACGTTCTTTATCAAGAATGTCTCCCGAAGAACTCAATAAATGGTATTCACAATATAAACACCTGGTAATAAATGAGGACAAAGTTTCAAGAAGAGACAAAGGCGAAGCAACAGGAAACCAAGTAAAGGTTAAATTCTAATGGCATGGTATAACAATATTTTAAAAAGAAAGGTTAGAACTCAAACCTGGAAGAGACTCTATACAGGAGCAACGGGTGGTCGTTTATTTGCTGATTGGCAAACGTCAGGCAACAGTGCGGATCAAGAAATATCAGGATCACTGAGTACATTAAGAAATCGGAGTCGAGCATTAGCCAGAAATGATAGCTACATAAGTCGTTATCTACAGATGTTGATTACTAATGTTATTGGGCCTACTGGAATCCGTATCGCTTCAAAAGCCAGAAATGATAATGGGGAGTTAGATTTACAAGGCAACGCAGAAGTTGAAACTGCGTTTGCGGAGTGGGGACAGGTGGGAAGCTGTACCTTAAACGGAATGCAATCTTTTTTAGATTGCCAGAAACTATTTGTTTCATCCGTAGCCAGGGATGGCGAAGCATTAATCAGAACTGTACGATCAAACGAAAACCGATTTGGTTTCGCTATTCAGTTCTTAGAAGCCGATCATCTGGACGAGAACTATTCCGTCAAGAATGAAGAGACAGGCAATTCAATCAAGATGGGAGTTGAAGTTAATAAGTTTGGTAAACCGATTGCTTATTACTTATTAAGAAATCATCCAGGGGGAGCAGGAAGTTATCTTTATGGTGGTAACAATTACATTAAAGTTCCTGCCGATGAATTGATCCATGCTTACCTGGCTAGTAGAGCAGAACAAACCAGGGGTGTACCCTGGACATCATCGGTCTTAGCTAGGGCCAAGATGTTAGATGGACTCGAAGAGAGTGCGGTTGTTAATGCAAGGGTTGGGGCCGCCAAGATGGGATTTATTGTTTCTCCTGATGGCGATGGCTATGTGGGCGAAGAGACAGAAGATTCTTATACGCAGATTATGGACGCAACACCTGGAAGTATGGAACAGTTACCCGCAGGAAGTGAGTTTAAAGAATGGAAACCCGACTATCCCAACATGACTTTCGATCCATTTCAGAAGGCTATCCTTCGAGGTATTGCATCGGGTCTGAATGTTTCTTATGTCGATTTGGCTAATAATCTGGAAGGCGTTAATTATTCCAGTATTAGGCAAGGCGTTATGGAACAAAGAGATTATTACAGAACAGTACAAAAATTCGTTATTCAACACATGGTCAGACCTATTTATTTGAAGTGGCTTAACTATGCCATGACAACTAGACAGGTCAGCATACCAATAACGAAGTATGAGAAATTTGCTAACCAAGTTACCTTTATTCCGAGAAGTTGGAGTTGGATTGATCCCCTTAAAGAGATGAATGCCAATGTTGTCGGCTTACAGAATGGTCAGGTAACTATGACTGATATTCAGTCGTCTATGGGCCGTGATCCCGAAGAACTTTTTGAGGAGTTATCCAGAGAAAAGGCTTTGGCAGATCAATACGGAATCGAGACGGCCTTCTCCCCTTATGGAGCAACTAAGACACCAGTTGAACCAGAATTAACGGGAGAAGGAGATGAATAAGGTCTGGCAGATTGGCGGGAATCACGGCAACGTGATAGAGCCACAAGTTAGAAACGAAACCACCCTTGTTTCTAAAAGGTGTCCAAAAGTGGGTGTGGCAACTATGCCAGTAAACTAAAAGGAAAAACAATGGAAGAAGAAAACATTGAAGCAACCGAAGAAGAAGAAACCGAAGAATCTCAAGAAGAGACTGAGGAATCTGAATCTGAGGTAGAGCAAACTGAGGACGAAGAACGCAGTTTTGCTTCTGAAAAGCAATTCCGTTCTGCGGCTATCCGATCTGAATACATAGATGAAGATAGTCGAAGAGTAAGAAT